CATTAGCTCTTTTTTCCATAAGTTCAATCTCGGTGATTCTCATTTTTTCGGCATATGACATACCAAAAACTTTGTTGTAAAAATGGTCTAGTGGATTTACAGATTGGTAACCTAATAATAAGTTATCAAACTTTATATCTAAACCATCATAATATTCGGGGTGTTTATTTTTAAGTTCTATATGGTCTTTACAGAATTGTATTCTGTTTGTGTAATAATCATTCTCTTTGTCAAACATAGATTTCTTCTTACTCAATTTGACATCTTTATCTTTTGCATTTTTAAACTCTGCAAATAGAGTTTCTTTTTCATACTTAAACGACATACTATATAACCTCCCAAGGTTGTTTATTAATATTCACTTACTATACCAGAAAACTCTCTAAATGTCAAGCCTAGAAATAATGACGTAATTACACGCTTTTTGTGCATATTTAAGCGTCTAGGACGCACCTGGATTGACGAATCAACCATATTACGTACTACCGTACCCCCTCTGGAAAGGGTAAGTTTATCTGTTCTTCAACCTGGACGTGTTCATCTTTATGTTCTTCTTCTAACCACGCCTCAAAGTTCTTGACTTCTTTTTCTTTATAGGCAACAACTTCGTCAATCAATTTGATTGCACCAGGGGTGTCACCACTCACCAATTTTGCTTTGACTTTTTTAAGGTCATCAATCATAGCTAATATTTCATTCATTAGACTTTCCTTCCTGCTGTTTTCAGGTCTTTTCTATTCACCACCATATATGGTCCTTTGTTATATGCCGGCACGATTGTAAAATTCTTTGACTCTTCTATCTTCCAACTATTATCAGTTTTGATACCATTACCTATAACATTTGATAATTTAGGTTGTGGGTGTATATCTGATAAGTCAGTTGTGGGGTAATAGCCGTCATCATTGGTATTATAACTAGACTTGATAATATGTCCGTCATCACCAACGTTGAGACCTAGTGACCTCATCCACTTGATATGCTTTTTTAAAGCAATAAGATATAATTCTTGTTTATTTAAGTTTCTTTTTGGCATTAGATTCATCTTCACTTGACATTAATAAAACAATATAATGGACAGCCTTTAATAAGTCTTTTCTATTACGACCATCTTTCTTACCAAACCTTGCAAGATATTTAATTGCATTGGCTTGACAAAAATCTTTGTCTATACCACACGACCTTAATAGGTCTTGTACTTGTACGCCCTCTTTAACTTGAGCATAGTGTTGGCCATACGTTGATTGTATGTATGTACCTATTTCTTTTAGTATTTTATCTTCATTGTATTTCATAATTATATTCCTAACGCTTTTATAACATCTTCCTCTGTCTTTGGCAAGCTTTTTCCAGATTGTAACCAATCTACCATTTGTTCAAAGTTAAATGCTTCGTCTGTTTTGCCTTCTTTTTCTAACACTTGTTGTGCTATCTTAAAAAACTTTAAGGTACCCATTTCATTGGTCATACCATCAGGTTTACTTTGATAGTTACCTTTTCTTTGATTTGACATATTTACTCCTATATTTAAATTCTGGTAAATGGTTTAAATTAGCGTGGCTACCATTCTTATCACAGGCATAGGCTAACGTAGCACTATGTTCTTTTATTGTTTTAGCAAATAACTCTTTGGCCTCATCATACGTCTTAACAATGGTCTTTGTGGTCTTATTCAAAGGACGCCACTCAACAATAGAATACTCTATCGCATTGTCAATTATATTTTGTTCCCAAGGATTAGCAAGTGTCATCATCATACTCTTTAATTGATTTATCTAATTGTTTCATATATCTTTTACTTCTTTTTAACATTTTATTAGTAATCTTTTTCATATCATTAACTAGAAATAAACAATATACTAATCCAGCCAAAATGGCAAGTGATAAAAATAACATTATATATTCATTCATCATTATTTACCTATTTGACTTTCTGCTTGTAAATTTAAAGCAACATCAATGTCCGATTCTTCTTTCATCCAAGAATCATCAGTATTTACTGCTGAAGCTTCAACTTTTTCTATTTGATTAAAATAGCACCAATGTGTGCCAGTTTCTCCAGTATATGTAATTGCACCAGTATAACCTAGTGAAGTATCATAAGTTTTTGCATTTAAGGCTGTATCATTTTCAGCCGCTATATCGGTTTTTTCAGTAGCGATACCGATATTGATGATTGTACCACTTCTTCCGTGATTACATTCAACATAATCGCCTACATTAATTATCATTAGTGTATCCTCCAACGTTAGTGTTTAAGTGTTTGTGTGTAAATTGATTAGTTAATGATGGAGCAAAATCGTATTTGAAAAATTGTCTGCCATTCCATAACTGACCAAAATCTGTAAATAAAGCATTGTCACTTTTAACGGTATCAGTACCAAATACATCTTCGTAAGTTTGGTAATACTCATCACCGTGTATCATAACTACCTTTGAGTGACCTGTACCATTCGTAGCTGATTCAGTATAATTCTTATCACAATAAGTTTTAATCTTATTTTGAAAGTCCTTATCACTAAATCTTTTTAGTTGTGATAAAGGAGCATTTCTAAAGATAGTATAATAGATATAGAAGTAATCATAATCCTCTGGATCCTGATACTCTCTTGCATAAACTAAATTTAAACTTGAACCTTTTGTCATTATGATAGTACCTTTTTTAATAAAATTATTATAGTCATCATTGCAAACATCATCACAAAAAAAGAAGTAATCATTAGGCAGCCTCTAACGACATATCAATTACTTCATCAACATTGTTCTCATCAATAGAACATAAGTCAACATTTTGTACATTCATAATTTTTGCTTTAGCAGCTTCTTTGCTGATAGAGTTATTTTTAAGTTCGTTGATAACATTATCAACTGCTTTTTCGGCTTCGTCCCAAGCCCATTGCATAGTTTTAGACATAGTGTTTTTCTCCTTTGTTAGTTATTATTATATCAAAGATTTGTAGTAGAGTCAAGTAATTTCTTTTCTTGGCGTCTTCTATTCTTTCTTGTAGTGTTTTTTTCTTTATCATATACACATATACTATCATACCTGGCCTATAAAGCAAGCACTTTTTTCACTTTTTTTGAATTTTTTTTATGAGACCAGGTAAGGGTTACCGAGGTTGTATGTTCTGGTTATGTTCTATTTCCAGTTGTCCAGCACCCAATCAACGTCTGACTCGTGTGGATTAGGGTTTCCGTGAAACACGGCCACCAACGATTCGCTGTCTTTTTCAAACGTCCAATCGTTCTTATGAAATCTTGGCTCTTTTCTAGTAAACCACTTATATGAGAAAGACCACTCATTTGGCATATATTCTAATTCGGGGTGATTCTTCATAAATTCATAGGTCACATTCTGGTCACCTTGATATTTACGCCATCTTGGTCTATCTTCGTAATACCTATCCCACACAGCCGGTGTCATAGTTATATTATTAAATTTCATAATAGAAGAATTGATACCAGTTGTACCTGTGAAGTCGTGCAATGCACCAAAGGTGTCCGTAAAACCAAATTTTGCCATCTTATCAATATTTTTTAGGATGACCACATCCAGGTCCATATAAAGATTTTCACCAATTAGACCACTTTCAGGATGAAATAGTTGTAGTTTGTTCCACCAACCTTGTTCATCATCTAGTGGAAACTTTCTATACTCTATATCACCTTTTACTATTCTATGTAATGAAGTGTTGTCCGTAAAGCAAATAAATTTGTGGTCTATCGTTAGATGTCGTTTGACCATATTGTACAATTTCTGTACATATTCTGGTCTGTATTTGTTTCCATAATAAACGCATACGAAATTCATTACAACATCTTTTTAAAATTAAATGCTACAGATATTCTTTTCTCTGTCTCATTTAAGTTTGGTAATACACCGTGAGTTAAGAAACTAGGAAATAGATACATAACACCTGCTTCTACTTTACAAGTACAATGTATATTGGTTCTAGGGTGGTTGTTTTTATCTTTTATATGTTCGTCCCAATATGCCTCTAATTCTGTAGCAGCTGGACTAGTAAACATTATATCGCCAGATTTTTCTGGTGTTTGTATATAATATACACCTGAAAATATACAACCTGCGTGTCTATGGTCTTGGTTGTAATCTTTATAACCATTTATATTAAACCATAGATTATCTAATATCACTTTAGGTAAACCTAAATTACTTGCAAACTCATCAGCTTGTTCTTGTAAAAATGCATACAAAGGTTTTAATCTTTTATGATATTCAAGGTCAATATCTTTTGATTGAAAACCACCCTCGTTAGATACTAAACGACCTTTAGGGTTTTGTGTATTTAATCTACCCTCATTGTCTTTACAAAAATCTAAAATGTAATTAGCTAAAACAATATTATCTAAAATAGATTTTGACACCTTTACAGGTGTTGTAAGCATATCAAATTCACCAGTTTGTATCATTATTTTACTTGTTCCTGTATTTGATTTGGTTTTAATAAATTATTTGGTTGTGCCATTAACATTTCATAAGCCGTACCATCAGCAATCTCTTTTAATTTAAACTGATTATCAACTACCATTTTCAACCATTCATTTACCGTTTTATGACCAGGTCTTAAAGGTTTAATTACTTTACTAATATGTTGGCCTGCAATAAAACTTACAATGTTTCTTTTGTGTGCAAAGACAGGTGTTCTATTTAAAATAGCGTCAACAGCTGATAATGACATATTAGTTATTAATGCTTGACAACCTTGTAAGTCAACTTTAATATCTGTATTCCACCATTGGTTTCCAGGTCTTGGTTTCTGTCTTACTTTAATTGGCATATTTTCAAACTCTGTATCTTTGGTCATATTTGTAATTTGTGTTGTCGCCATTTCAATCCATTTTTCTACTGAACAACCATTAATATGAAAAGTTACCGTTGGTGATGATGGTGCTAATAAGAAGTGTGTCATCTTACCAGTATCCCAACCTTTAAATTGAACGTCAATGCCTTCGTGTTCTAATTGACTTATTCTTTTACCATCACCTATTTTACCTCTGATAGTATGTAAATTACCTTTACAAATTCTAATATAGAATCTGTCCCAATCTACAATAGGTTCTGGATATCTTGTAAAAGGAGCATTTAAATAACCTACATCAACGTACCACCATTCTTTATCAAGATGTACACACTCTCTAATTAATTCTGTATTTTTACCACCTAAACCCCAAAAGAAGTGTATCTCGTGGTCTGCGTCTTGCCAACCTTTTTCAATTGCTGGCCAAATCTTATGAGATAAACATTTATCCCAACTCATTTTATGCGTTATAATCATCTAATAATCTCCTATGAACATCACCGTTATTAATCTCTTCTTGTTTCCATTGTGTATAAGCACAATCATATAGCCATTGTGTTCTATCAAATTTACAATTGATAGTCTTATCTCTTATTACTTCTAAACTATGATAACTTACTGGCCAAGCGTGTGATGATTTTGATAATGCCACCGTTGGTATACCCTCACAAACACTTTCTACTAAAGCATTGCTTGAATATGATACTACAACTCTTGCACCATCTAAATCTTTTTGAAATCCACTACCACCATTTGTTTCATTAAAATCATCATAGTTATTACTATATATAATTTTGTTTTTAATACCTGCTTCTCTAAATCTTGTAAAGAAACCACCTTTTTGACCACCCTCTGGTTTTATATTACCATACTTACTTAAAAATCTAGGATGAAATCTTACTTTAATTGGCTCATCTGTATAACCACTTATATCTCTCATTACCCAATACAAATAATTTAAATAATTCCAACTTATACCCTCACCTTTTGTATATTTAATTAATTTATCTTTCATTTCAGGTGTGTACAAATCATTTAAACTTGTATCAGTAGGGTTTTGTAAACATAATAATATATAATTACCTTTTTTTCTCCAAGGTTTTATATCTATGTTTTGTTCTTTCTGTATCATTTCCCACCTATCAGATGGTGAATTTTGATTTTTAAATATACCTTTATCATACGTATAATCATTTAAGCCAACTCTATAATAATAATTAGGGTCACCTACTTTTATGCCTCTTCTAAATGTAGCACCTTCTAAAACT